TACACCCATCCAGCAAATAAAAAAGTTGAAAAAAACACCGATTTGTACGAAAAAGTGTGTAATTGTACAAAAAAGTTAGACTTAACAGATGAGGAAATAAGAGTTGTTTGGTATGGACACCCTGAGTTTAAGGATGGGTTAGGTGTTAACCCAATACCTTTTGCTAGAGCAATACTAAGAAAGGCACAAGAGAAATGAACTCAAAACAAGTAGCTGATGAATTAGAAAACATTTATTGGATACAGGGCGATGGAAAAGGCAAACCATTTCAGCAATATGCAGACTTTGTACGCCAGCAACAAGCTGAAATTGAGGCGTTGAAAGCAAAGACACTAACAGATGAGGAAATAAAAAAAGTGTGGCAAGCAAACCTTGCTGTTATGGGAAACGATTTAGATTTTGCTAGAGCAATATTAAAAAAGGCAACCAATGGCTAAATTTAAACACCACCAAGTAGAAAAAGATGGCGATTGGTCGGAATGGGTTTACCCAAATAGAACTAAATACAAGTTTGCTTGTTGCGATTGCGGACTTGTCCATGATATGCAGTTTGGTTTAATCAAGCGTGGACTAGGTAAAGCGATTGTGTTTAGAGCAAGACGAAACAATCGTTCAACAGGACAGATGCGTAAAGCAATACTAAGAAAGGCACAAGAATGAACGCAGAACATTGGAAAAAACAAGCTGAAATATACAAAGAAAATCTTTTGGAAGCAAAAAGACTGTTTGACTTAAAGTTTACATTAACGAATGAAGAAATAAGTCAGGTATACAAAGAAGTCAGTGAGCCATTTGGTGAAAAAAGATTATACGAAATCCATGATTTTGCTAGAGCAATACTAAGAAAGGCAAGTGAGAAATGATTAAGCTCAAAGGTTTTATAACTTATAATATTGGTGGTGGATATTGTTGGGTTCGTATCGGTAATTTAAAAATTGAATGGATGGTACAAAAATGACCACCTTCACCACACAAGACCGGCAAGATGCCGAACGCAACACGTATGTCACCATGACCAAACGTTTAACTGACGATGAGATAGAGAAGATTTATAATGATGTCAAAGCAGATAGCTTGATACCACAAATTTTCCCGTACAGATTTGCCCGCGCCATCGAACGCGCCCACGGAATAGGAGAATAAGTTATGAACAAGATTGGTGCAATTTTGTTTTTAATAAAAGCTGTAACACACATTGCGTATAGAATTATTCGCGGAAGAACTTGGAATATGATTGTGGTAGACCTTGAAGAACAAAAGGGTAGATTGCAGTTAACTTATAGACGGGGTTTACATGACTATGAACTTCATGAATGGTATAGAGGTATAAAGAAATGAGCTTCACCATCTACCAAGCAGACGGGCTCAAAGTCATCCAGTGGTTCCCCACTATTGACAAACTCATTGCCAGCATGCTGGCCAACCCTAACGACGCATACCATAGGAACGTATAATGGAAATCATCGGATATGCAGCAATTATCGGACTTGTATTAATACTATTATGGAATAAATAATGGCAAAATTGAAAGTAACCAAACCCGCAGTAAAAGAAAAGTCTGGCAAAGTGATTGCCGACTCACCAGCATACTCACACAGCGAGATTGAAAAGAAAGCTGGCCGACCAAAGAACGCTGATAAGCGTGGCTTCTTGCTATCAAACAAAGAATTTGTTGGCAGAGAGAAAGCTGCCAAAGTAGCAAAGGAAGCTGGCGAAATTAAAAAGCCAGTTAAAAAATTGTACAGCCACGAACTGCGCGCTGGTTTAGGAATTAAGAAAGCGAAAGAACCAAAATGACAACCCACGACGGAGGAAAAGGCGATGCCCCACGACCCATCAGTAACAAAGACCAATTCGACAAAAACTGGGATGAAATCTTCAACAAAGCCAAAGAAGAAACCATCCACATTGAAGTCGAAGCAGACAACGAACACGCAACAATCCTTGCCAGCATACCTTTTGGACGGTAATGATATCCAGTTCACCATGACCCATGCTATGGATCATGATGATGGATCAGCAACTTACAATTTAGATCTTAACCCTTACACAAATGGTAAGTTGGTGGAGATTGGTGTAATTGCATTGTTAAAAGAGCATATTGCACAAGAGAAAGCGAAGAAACCTAGTCTTTGGGCGAAAATTAAGCGTTTTTTGCATAAGTAGATATAGGACTCGCTGTGAAGCGCTCCTGCGGGCGTAAAGAAGCCCTGCATTTGTTTAAGGACGCTTAAACTGACAGCCAGGAAAGACTGGCCCCTATTTAACAAGGAGATATTATGGCAACCAAACCTGGCTTATATGCCAACATCCAAAAAAAGAGAGAACGCATAGCAGAAGGCTCAGGCGAGAAGATGCGCAAACCTGGTGCCAAAGGTGCGCCCACTAAGCAAGCATTTGTTGAATCTGCTAAGACTGCGAAGAAAAAATAATGGCAAATCCAATTAGTAAAACAACCAAAGGCAAAGGGCGCCACTATCTTAGTACAAAAGAAGGTGCTGGTATGACTGAAGCGGGTCGTAAAGCCTATAATAAGGCTACTGGCTCACATTTAAAAGCACCACAACCAGAAGGCGGATCACGCAAGAAATCATTCTGTGCCCGCATGTCTGGTATGCCCGGACCCATGAAAGATGAGAACGGCAAACCAACACGCAAAGCAGCAGCACTGAAAAGGTGGAAGTGTGGCAGTTAGAAAATATACCTTCAAACCCGAGATGTGTGAGCGTATGATCGAGTTAGGTCAGCAAGGTGCTTCACAAAAAATGATTTGGGCTGATATTGGCATAACTAAGGATGTGGCTAAAAGCTGGGAAAAAAAGTACCCAGAGTTTAAAGATGCTCTTGATATGGCTCTTGTACACTCACAAGCGTATTGGGAGCGGGAGATGCTCGCCAATGTGGGTAATAAGGCATTTAACAGCCGTATTGCTGAAATTGCTTTAAGAGGCCAGTTTCCACAAGATTACAAAGAAACTCGTGAACTCAAAGCAGAAATCAAACAAGATATTAAAATTGACTTCGCTGGAGAAGTTGCTAGTTTAATCAAGCAGTTACGAGAAGCAAAACAGTAATACAATCAACCAAGGACGAATCGGGTAGCTCCCTTGCCAATGCCTATACATTGGCTAGTCCACCAATCTACTTATAGGAGTATCAATGAAAAATTGCAATGTTTGCAATACAAAAAAACCATTCTCTGAGTTTAGTAAGAGCAATAACACAAAAGGGGACGGATATCAATATACATGTAAATCCTGTAATACCATACAAAAAAGAAAATGGCGAGAAAATAATATAGATAAAAGTAGAAATACTAAATATATTAAAAAATTTGGTTTAAAATTAGAAGATGTATTAAAAATATTAGAAAAACAAAACAGTAAATGTGCAATTTGTAAAATTGGTATAGAAATGGGAAATAAAGCACATTTAGATCATTGCCACACAACTGGAAAAATTAGAGGATTTTTGTGTCAAAAATGTAACCATGGCTTGGGATTATTTAATGATTCAATTCAAGCACTTAAATCAGCAATTGAATATTTATCATATGATGAAACAAAAACATGCTAAAATTGTGTTAAAGTTTGCATAAGTAGATATACCCAAATAAAACAGTTAAACAAGGAAATCAGAATGACAAGTCACGCATTACTAAGTGCATCATCTTCTCACAGATGGTTGCGTTGTACCCCATCTCCAAGGCTTGAAGCTACTCTTCCAGAGCCTCCTCGTCGCCAAGGACAAAAAGACTATTCTGGAGAAGGAACTCTTGCCCATTCTTTATCAGAAATTAAACTTAAACATCAACTAGGTAAAATAGAAAGTGAAGAATATGGCACAGAACTTGAAATCATTAAACAAAACCCGCTCTACTCCCAAGAAATTGAAGACATCTCCGACATCTATGTCAACTATGTCCGCTCTCAAATTGGTAGCGAAGACACGGCTATTATCGAGGCAAGGGTCGATCTTACAGAATATATACCAGAGGGTTTTGGAACTGCGGACTGCATTATCCTTAACAAAAACACAATTACAGTTATCGATCTTAAAGCTGGTGCAGGCATTCCTGTCTCTGCCGTTAACAACGAACAACTCCGTCTTTATTCCCTCGGTGCCTATGAGCGTTATAAAGAAGAATTCCCAACGATCAAAGAAGTTCGCACAATCATTGTCCAGCCAAGACTCGACTCTATTAGCATCGATGGCACGACCATCGCCAAACTTGTCGAGTGGGGAAAATACTTTGTTGCCCCAAAAGCCAAAAAAGCGTGGACAGGCACGGGCGAATTCGTCCCAGGCGAACACTGCCAGTTCTGCCGCGCCAAAGCCACGTGCAAAGCGCGCTCGGACTTCGTCAACGAAATAGCATCACTGGATTTTCGTCCAGCTCCGCTACTAGACGAAGAAGAGTTCCGTCTAGTACTTTCAAAAGCATCACAATTAAAGTCTTATGTGAATGATATTGAAGAATATGCTACACAAAAAGCAGTACACGAAAATGTGATACCCGTTGGTTTTAAATTGGTAGTACCAAAAGGTCACAGAAAGATTTCAGATTTTGCTTTAGCTGAAACAATTCTTTTGGAAAAAGGTTTTCACAAAGAAGACTTATATGAAGTAAAACCAAAGTCAGTACCTCAAATTGAAAAGTTAGGCAAGAAAGGTCAGATTGTTGGGTTGTTAGGTGATTTAATTGTAAGACCCGATTCAGCACCTAAATTAGTTCCCGATAATTCAATCGAGGACTTTGCGGGATGAGCACACCATTAATTGTTATTTCAACTCTGATATACTTAGGCGTAGCAGTTGACCAGTTGTTAAAAGGACACACTGGCCCAGCAATAATGTTTTTGGGGTACACCATTGGAAACTGTGGTATACTTCTTACAGTACGGTAGAGATTGGCACCGATAAAGTCCAATCAATTTTAAGTTAAAAAGGAAGCAAGATGGCTACAAAAAATCCTCGTGTTGTAACTGGTAAAGTTCGTTTCTCTTACGCTAATGTGTTTACGCCATTAGACAAAGGCGATGGCAAGACACCTAAGTATTCTGTGTCTATCATTATTCCTAAGTCTGACAAAGAAACCATTGCTAAAGTAAACAAAGCTTTTGAAGAAGCTAAAGCAAACTCCGCTGGCTACTTTGGTGGTACAGTTCCAAAGATGCTTAAAGGTGGTTTGCGTGATGGCGACTTAGAGAAAGAAGATGCAGCCTATGCTGGCTCCATGTTCATCAATGCTAACTCTGTTAAGAAGCCAGGTATCGTTGATGCTGATATGAATGCAATCATCGATCCAGATGAGTTCTATTCAGGTTGCTATGGTCGTGCCGCAATTGAGTTCTATCCATACAATATGGAAGGCTCTAAGGGTATTGCTTGTGGTTTAGGCAATGTCCAAAAGCTTGAAGACGGTGAGCGTCTTGGCGGTGGCGGTGTATCAGCAGCTGTTGATTTCGCTTAAAAGTTTCATTGTAGTTCCTCCCCTGTAGTGCCTAGCCCCACCGAAGTTTGGTGGGGCATTTTTCCCTTTAACCTATAACAAAAAGAAACCATGGATCAATATCAAGAATATATAGCCGCCAGTAGATATGCCCGTTTTATAGACGAAAAACAACGAAGAGAGACTTGGGCAGAAACAGTTAACCGATTTGTAGATTACATTTTTACCAGAACTCCAGCCATTACAGATAACACCGAATTAAAGAAAGAAATTTTTGATTCTATCCATAACCTAGATTTAATGCCGTCCATGCGTGCCATGATGACGGCAGGAAAGAGTGCCGATCGTGACAATACTTGCATCTATAATTGCAGCTATCTC